TTATTCCTTTGATTGGTTTCTTAATAAACCCCATTATAACTCCTTAATGTACATGTTACCACACCATTTCATATTTTTCATTTCAAAATATTTACTGGCACGTTCAACATATTCTTCATCCACATTGTAATCATTGTCAAACAGAAACACACCGCTCATCAACAATTCAACGTCTTTGTCTCTTAAAAATTCTTCTATTTGGTCAAAAAATTTATGACTGCTAATTTTTTGTCTGTAGTCTGGATGTATAAAAAACATTTCTATGTTGGCAATTCTTACTCTATTCCATGTTAGTTCTGATAGACTGACCACACTGTAACCTATCACTTTGTCGTCTCTGATGTACAACAGTATGTTGCTCTGTTCTTCTATCAGTCTTTGTTTGGTTAATTCAATTGCTGTCTCAATATCAAAACTTAACTTGCCTGACACGTTGGCCTCTTCTGCGTGTACACGATATAATTCTTGTAATTGATTGAAATGTGAGATGTTTGCTTGTTTTAACATTATTTTATACCCCATTTTATTTCTGCCAATGCTTCGTGTGAAAACTCCATGCTGGCATCATTTGGATGTTCTCTTTGAAAATTGTTTTGATTGGTTCTGCGTCCATTCTTTCTGTTGAAGTTCACAAACTGTGAACTGACCTGTAGTTGTATGTCTGCTGTGGTTTGATTGTTGGTCACTGAGTAACCTGCCACTTTGCCTTTGAACAACAGGAATGCATTTTCACCTGCTGAATCACCCAACAGCACATTGGTGTTGGGATCAATAAATCCTCTGTAGATGCTGACTGTTTGATTGATAATTTCTGATGTGGCAAAAGTCTGCACGTTGCTGAGTGTTAAGGCGTTAATTGCTATGTTGACAGAACTGATTTGTACAGCACTGTTCAATTGTGTTTCACTGATAGAAATAAATTCACCCTGTGCAGAATATGTGTTGCCTGCGTAATCTAAATCATAAGGATTGTTGGTGTATCTCACAGTTTCTGAAACACCACCACTGTCTGGTATATCTATCTCCAACAACAACACACTGGTAAATGTGTTGCCTGCAAGATATGTGTTTAATGGATCTGAAAAACCACGAGGCATTAGATTACCTCCTCAACATCCATCCTATAATTCACAGTGCCATCTACATTGTATTGATATTCTTGTAGATCACTGCTCATAATCACTTTGAATGGCACATTGTCGTATGCTACTGTTTCACTGTTGTTGACTTGTAGAACCAATGCTGGTTCAAAAGAAATGGCAAACCCCGCAGAGTCCAACACAGCATCTTCTGTCACCATGTACACTTTGCTGTGTCCTGAAAACTTGATCACATCACCCATCTTGAGTGCTGTGGCGTTGATGTTGCCTTGATCTGTTGTGACTTCCACTTGTGATGAACCTTGTCCATAGTTGCCTGAAACTGTAAGGGTGCCCACTGTATCAGTTGCTGTTCTAAAACTTATTTCTGGTATCTCTATGGTAAAATCATTCACACTGGTTTTTGCTTTGGCGATAAAACCTTGTATCTGTTTGAAATCTGCCACAGTTAAACTGACCAACTCCAGTGTGCCTTTCCACAGTGTGGTTGCTGATGTTGATCTGATGATTCTGCCTGATGCAGTTTTTGTGATTGCCACTTCATTCTGTTGTTTGAAGTTGACTGCTCTAAATTGTATTGGTGTTGCATTTGATAAAATGCTTGAACTACCGTTAAATGCTCCGATGCTTGCCATTATGCTGTGATCCCTTCTCTTCCTTGTCTGTTCATTGCTTCATTGATTACACCAACAATGGTGCTTCTTCTTTCCAATAATAATTCATCAAAACCTGTGGCATCCACAGTTTCAATGTTGAAGTTCACTGTGACTGCACGACCACCCATTTGATTGTTGGGCATAATTCTACCACCTGCATTAGGCACAAACATTTCTGGTCCTGCTTCCCCTACCAAGTATGGTTGTCCTCTAGAAACTGGCCCACCTTTTTCTCTTGGACCTGTGTATTGAGTTGATTTAATTTTTGCCACTTGTACTGCACCTGTTGCCGCAATCAATGCCGCCATCAAAAAGTTACCCGCACTTAATGCTTTCATAACACCTTGTGCTGTGTGCATTATACTATCTGCTATTGCTAGTGCTTTTGATATTCTAAATGCTTTTTCATTCACTTGAGCTAATTCATTTATTAACTCTCTACCCAATGCTATTGTTAACCCTTTTTTATCTTTACCAAATGCTTTTTCAATATCTATTTCTTGTGCTTTGCCTGATTTAATTAAATTAATGGCATCTTTTCTTTCTTTTTCATTTCGTGCTTCTCTTTCCAACTGTGCTTTTCTTTCCAACACAGCAACAGCATGATGATATTCTTCCAAAGTGATTAAATTTTTATCCAGTGCGTCTTGTAATTTTTGACTTTCTTTTACGTAGGATGCTCCAAATGTATCCTCAAACACTCCTCCCACAGACTTGGCCACACTGGTCAAACCTTCCATGGTTTTTTCTAATTCTTTTTGCAGTTTGTCTTGATCGATTTTTGGTGTTATGGTGATTGGGTCATCATTCAATGCTCCTTCAGTGTCTTTTTTTAATTTTGCAATTTGTGCTTCTAGATCTGATCTGTCTTTGTCAGACACAAATTTGAAAGGACCACCATCTTCAAACGCTTCTTGAAATGCTGATTTCATTTTGCCACCGAAATCTTCAAAAGCGTCTCTTGGATCTTTTAATTGTAAAGCATTGGTGATTGACTCAAATAATATTTTACCAAATTCAATTGCCACATTGCCCAGACCTTGAAATGCGTTGATGAATCCATTGGCAAATCTTTCCAATGCATACAATAATTTTACACCTAAAGCACCTTCCAATTCTAATAAAGGTTTTAACAGTGTGTACACTCCTGTCACAGCAATGGCCACTGCTGAAGCAAACAACAATAACGGATTACGCATCATCACAAGATTCAATTTGGTCATGGCAATTCTTAAACCACTAATTCCACGTGTGAAAGCAACAACTTTGCCCACAGCAAGAGCGGCACCAAATGATATTGCAAATGTAACTGCTGTTTCAATATTTTTACCAACGAACAGTATAGCGTTGGCAAGACCTTGTAGTACTGGTGATGATGATCTGCCCAATGCAATGAAATTATTCTGTAACACAGTCAATGCTTGACCAATTGTGGCAGATGTTTTGCCAAATTGTTCATCAACATCTTTACTGCTTTTTAACAATGCATTGATCAACACATCTGCAGTCAATTTACCGTCTGCGGCAAGTGCTCTGATCTCACCTCTTGCCTTGCCTGTTTCTTTGGCAAGTATGTCTAGAATTAAAGGAGCGGCCTCAACCACTGAATTGAATTCATCGCCTCTGAATGCACCCGATGCCAGTGCTTGACCAAACTGTCTAATCGCACCTGCGGCAGTGCCTGCATCTGCTCCAGATATAGCAAGTGTCTTGGCAAATGTTTCTGTGATACGTGATGTGGTTGCTTGACTGATGCCTAAATCTTTAGTGGAAAGTGCAATTTTAGAATATAAATCAACCACACCTTCCAAATCTCCTCTGGATCTATTGGCAACTGCTTGAAGGTTACTGAATGTGTCATTAAGATTTTGTTGACTTGTGGTAACCAACTTCAATCTGTTGTTAACATTCTGAATGGTGTTGGCGTAATTGAATAGAGCTCGCACAGAAAATGCCGCCGCCGCAAGTTTGGCAAGACTGCCAAGACTCTTGTTCAGACCATCAACATTTTGTTTGGCCCTATTTAATGCGGCGCCAGTTTTATCAACGACGACCAGTTCTAGACGTATGTTTTCCGCCATGGTTCATTGCCTTCCTGTTTTCGTCATGCTCCATTTTAAAATAAGCACTCCATAAACGGAGTTCAAGGACACTCAACTGCATGACTTCTTCTAAAGATTTGCCCAATTGCTTTGCTATGTGCATCAATAGAAATAGTTCAGTATCCTCTTTTAGTTTTTTTCCACGTCCTCCTGTTTGTATTCGGTTGTGGCATTATTTAAAACACTTGCTACTCTAATTAAAATCTGCGGATCTGCTTCATTCATCAGTGTAACTTTGTCAAATTTATGAAACATAGGTTTGCCATCCGGTGTCAATGCTTTATTGATAATGGATTCAACCAATGCTTCCACTGTTTTTCCTTGTCCTTGTAGATCAATTATTTTTGATTCCACAGCAAAAGAATAAACAGATTTATAATAGATATCTGTTTTCCATTCAGGCACAGATATCTTTAAAAGTTCGCCATTCAATTTAGATTTGAAATGACCTTTAATGTTTTCTACGACTTGTGTCATTAGATTCTTCCTTTTCTTTTAAATGCCTCGATGGTAGGCCTTATTATACCACGTGGCCGTTGTTTACTGCGCCCTCGTTCCAGCAGACCAATATAAGGCACTCTGTTGGTGATTCTATGTTCTCTTTCAACAAAATTACCTGCTGAAGGATTACTAGATTTTTTCAATCGCCAACCTCGTCTTGCTCTGCCTTTATCAATTGGCGTGTGTATTTTCGCCTCTTGAAAAATTGTTTGTGCGATGCGATCAGACACTTTGCCAATTTCTCTTTTGACTTGTGCCATGACCGCATCAAGATTTGAGATTTTACCTCTAATCATTGTGTTAGATTGCTGTCTCGTGTAGTATGCCCGATCCTTGAAATGCAACCGTTACGGTCACTAAATCATCGAAACTTGCTGTTCTACTCACAGACGTTACAATCACCTTGCCTTCGTATTTTACTCCTGTTGATTCTGCTGGATAAAATTCCACGAATAAATCTGCGTCATTTGCAGGATCAAATACTGATATATTTGTTTGTGCTGTGTCAAACATACATTCCATTGTGCCTGTGAATTGTGTTAAACCAGATAGGTAGGTTCTTGCACCATCACCCATTGCTGTGTCTTCAATCACATCTTTTGTATGCTCAACAGTCCAAGATCTAACTTCTGCTACTGGGGTTCCCGCTCCAGCAGAGTCAGTTCCAAACTTAACCGCACCGTTTTCACCTGTCAGTGTTGCCATCTTTGTTCTCCTCTGTTGTTAGTTGTTGAATGTCCCAAGCAACGTCTTCTAAATCGTCGATTGGGTCCTTATGGTTGACTTCTGCTTCCGCTTTGATTTCAACCTTTGGCAGAAGTTTTCTTTTAGATGCTTTGCGTGATGTTGTGGATTTGTTTGGTTCCGCAACACTCCATCCTGCTTCTAAAAATCTGTTCAGTCGATCTGTCTGCACTTCATGTGTTTCAGATCCTCTGTAAATTTTTGTGTATTTCATTACACTGCTCCTTTCGTAAATGAATATCTCACATCCGCTGTGATTAAAAATTCTCCCAGTGGAGGTGTTCTATCCAATATTTCTATGGTTCTTACTCTTGTGGTAGATGCCTGTGCGGCATTGAGTTCTCTTGTTCTATCAGAGTTCAGTGTTTCTTCAATGCGTTCAATCAATTCATTGCGTTTTTGATCCACCGTGATGATCTGTGCTGTTCTACCATCTGCTCTCACAAAACCTCTGATCTGTATTTCTATCACTCCGCGTCTGCCACCACCCATCACATTGTCTTCTCTGGTCTCATTACCAGTTGTGATTAGTAGTGCAGGAAATTGTGTGATTGCTAATTTTTCTATGTCAAATGGTTCTCGTGTCACTAGAGTGGGTCTTGGAGGAGTCATATCCTTCAACACAGTTTCAATATTTTTTGCGATGTCTTCTCTATTGCTCATTCACTACCTTTTTAGACGAAGGAAGTGTGCAGGTTCTCTTTCAGCATCATCCACATTGCCTGATGAATCCATATCATATTCCACTCCATCTCTCAACACAAGATCCATTTCTCTTTCGTATTCTTTTCTGTAAAAATCCATCTTTCTTTCAAAGATGTCTTGGTCTGCGTCAAATTTTGCTAATTTTGGATACACATGAAAACCCAAACACTGATACACTGCCGCTCTGGTGAGCTGACTTGCTGTGTACATGTCTTCATCTGGTTCTATCTGTCCTGTGGATAGATATTTGATATCATACAAACCAATCTGTTGTGTGGGCCACCAACGGATCCTGAGGTCTCTAAACACATCATTTTGTGCTTTGGTGATTTCTTCATCAAAATCGGGTATACCGTAGTTGAGAATGTCTGGTTCGTAATCTTGGATGTCTGCTATTGTTAATAACGTAATTGCCATAAAGGGGTACTTCCTCTTGTTAATATAATTGGTCAAGTTCTGCTTGACTTCATTTATTTAGCGAGATTGTGTGGATAAAAAGAAAGAGCGACAATTTCTTGCCGCTCTTTCCATTATGCGTTTAGAAGAAACTTATTTATTGACAGGTTAATCAAATTATGTTATGTTATACTATGAATAAATGTATTGAATCATTTAGAACACCTAGTCAACAATATCCTAAAATTATGTATAAAGGTAAAACTAGAGCACAACACAGAGTTTTATATGAATCGTATCACGGCACTATTCCAAAACATATGGTTATACGCCATTTGTGTCATAATCCTAGATGTATCAATATAAAACATCTTGCTATTGGTACACAATATGATAATATGCAAGATAGTGTTCAAGATAATAGAACTTTAAAAGGTACAAAAAATCATCAAAATAAATTGACAAAAAAACAGGCATATACAATAAAATATGGCAATGAAAATAGAACAAAACTTGCCAAAAAATTTAAAGTTAGTGTTTATGCTATTGATAGAATTCGTAAAGGTGTAAATTGGAAATGGTTATAAAATGAAAGGGCCCGAAGGCCCTTTCAATGTTAAGTTTGTTGAGTTTAACTTATATTTTATAAGTTAGCGTCACCAATTAATGCTACTCCGTATTGGTCGAACAATTCGGAAACCCCGTAGGCCCATGAACCCACTATCTCGTCTGCTCTTAAAGAAGCATCTCTTTGGTTCTCAATTCTGAACTCACGTTTTACCATTACGCCCAATGCGTCTTGATGGAAAGCACCGCCTACGAATGCGCCTGCTGAGTCACCAGTAACTGTGTTTGATTCAATAATCACTAAATTAGCAATTCTTCCTACAAAACCAGTTCTGATTGCCTCGTTGGCAACATCACTCACATTACCAGAAGCACCAAAAGTGTTTGATAAACTTTTCTTGATCTGGAATGCTTGTTTAGGGTGTAACACACAGTAGATGTCACCTGATGGTACATTGTTTGATCTTAATAATGCTTGTGCTTTAAAAAGATCTTCCACTGTTAACTCTCTTGCGCCTGAACCCACAACGTTGGTTGTGAATCCTGCGAAAAGAGCAGATACATCTGTGTCGAACTGCTCTGCTAGAGCTCCGCCGATCTGCGTTCCCACTGCTTGTGCCACATTGTCTGTAGCAGTTTCTTTCATAAGATCAGTTAATGTTACCATTACACCTCTCTCTGAAGCAGTGATAGTTTTAGATGTTGTTACATCAAAAGCGGCGTTAGTTAAATCTGCACCATCTGCTGGTGAAGACACTGCCACTGTTGGGTAGATTGGCACACTTGCTGTTAAACCAGGTGTTCCAACCATGTTGTAGTTACGGATCAAATTTCTCATCACCGATCTTTCATTTAAAGTGTAAAGTCCCGCTTGGGTAATATCGTTATACAACGCGGTACTTGCCACTGTATCAAATGCATTTGTTGCTGGCATTTTGATTCTCCTTTATGTTAGATACGAATACCTTTTTGCTTCATGATCTCTTTGTAACGAGCACGATGCTCAGGTACGCTCATATCCAGTTGGTTTATATCATTTGTGGCCAACGAATCTTTAGAACCTGTGCCTTTGCCTGTGTTAGAACCATTTGGTCCAGCACTCACAAAGTGTGGGTTTGCTTGAAGAAACTCAGATACCAAGTCTTTCACTTGTATTGGATCGCCTTTGTCATTGTAACGCACTTGACCCGTTTTTGTGTCAATCACATCCACAGTGCCTGATTCGTTCAACTTCAATTGACCTTTCAGCAGTTGTGTGACCTGTGTAGGATTCACTGCTTTAAGGTTTGATGCTTCACTTAACAGTGCACCATCCACCTTGATAGAAGTAAGTTCTGACTGATATTGTTGGATTTTAGAATTGAATTTTTCTGCTTGGTCTTTCAACAATGCTTCGAATTCGCCTCTCTTTTCCAACTCTGCCTGTCTGGCCTTTTCTTCTTTGTCTACCAGTTTCTGGTAGTGATCAACGTCTATGCCTGAATACTTTTTCTCGTATTTGGCACGTTCCCTCGCAATTCTTTCTCCAACGATGCGTTCAACATCTTTTTGATCAAATTTTTGAGTGTCTGTTTCTTCATGTTTCGTTGTGTCTGCCTGCTGTTCGTTTACAGGTGCAGTGTCCTGTGATTTTACCGCTGTGTTTTCTGCGTCCATATTATACCTCTTTTGTTATGAGTTGAGTGTACTCCCTGCCCTCAATGGCAGTACTGATGTTATTTATTATCGCTTCTTCTTTTTGCCTCTAGACATAGATTTTTTACCACGTGTAGATGACATTTTTCTTCTTCCTCTTGTTCTTGCCATAACTGGTCTCCTTTCTTAATCTACCCCCATGATGGTATCGTTGGGATTTTTGTGTTTCATCTTGTAATTGATGGAATACAACAGATCTATGATACGATCATTTTCTCTACGTTTGTTTTCAAACATTATGGTGGGTAAATTCTTTTTGATTGTGTTGAGGGCACCCTGCACCACCTGCCATTCTCCCTGTTCCACATCAATTTTTATGAAATCCACTTGATCAAAATTGTATGAATCTAAAGGTTGTGCTGGCACTTCATAATCTTCTGTGTCTTCCCACTGTGATTGTCTAATGGGTGCTGTGCTTCCGTGTTGTGGATTGCCTGTCACTTTGGGTATTTTTAGAGTGACTGTGGTGGGTTCATCTGTCAATGCCACACAGTAGGATTTAATTTTTTTATTTTGTGCTAATATTTTGTATGTGACAGGATTGGGTTCAAAAGCAATCACTCTATCAAATTTGTCCACAAATGGCACACTGGTATCACCATCATGAGCACCTATGTCTATGTAGGTTCTAAAATTGGTTATCCAGGGCCAAGCATACATTTCAATTTTCTTTTGACTCATTCTAATTGCCTATTTTTATCTGTTTGTGTTGGATGTATTGGTTTATTTCTGTCATCACCTGTTCTGCTGTGATTTCTTCCATTGCTCGTTCACAGTATTGACAAGGCCAATCTGCATGACAACCTTTGCCTGTGGGGTTGCAGTGTGTGATGGATGTGATGGCGTGCTGTTCAGAATATCCTGTGCTGTGAGGCGAGGAATGACTGCCATAGATCACCACACAAGGTGTTTGAAATTGTCCTGCGGCATGATGCAGTCCGCCTTCTGTGGTTATCACCAACTGAGCATTTTTTACTGCCAGCATGGCCTGTCTAAATGTGTGAGTGATCACTTGATTGATGTTGCTGTAATGTTGTGTTACATTTGCAGGTTGTACTCTCAACAGTGTGTGTTCCTGCATTTGATCAATCAAATTTTGCCAGTGATACCATTTTTTATTGTCATGATACACACTGTTTGCTTTGGCATCAGGATTGATCACAATGTAAGGTTCATATTTTCGAACATTGTGTTGATACCAATCCAATTCTTTCTCAGTGAATTCAAAAGGTGCTCGCTTGGGTTGATAAGGTGTGCCACGGTGATACCAACGTTTGCCGTTGTTAGGATGTGTGTCATATGGTTCGCCATTTTGATCCAACCATTCTGTGTCTTTGAATATTTCGTTGATTTGTGGAGTAACACCACGCTGTTTTTTAAAATCGTAAGGTCGTAATTTTTTGCCTTCCACACGCCATTTGTGGTATGCTTCTGCTCTGTACATCAAATCATCACCTTTGCCCATTATCTGCCTTGTCCTCTGTATTTTTTATAATTGCGTTTTTCTGATTTGTTCATTCGCTTTTTGTGTTTGCCTAATTTTTTTGGTTTGGATCTAACTTCAAAATCTTTGAATTTGATTTTTGCCATTATTTCTTTCTACGACCTCTGTATCCAGATGCACGTATTGCTCTGCCTTGTCGTTCTTCTTCTTTTTTCCACCACGCATTGCCATGATTCTTGTCTCCTCTAGTTTAAAACGAGTGCGATTTTTATAACTACGCCCAACAACGCCCCCTATTGCTGAACTACCTGTGACCGCCATTATTTGCGTTTCCTTACTAATGTATGGTCCCAATCTCTAAAACAGGTTGTTTTAGTTTCATAACCTATATCATATAACATTTTTAGAGCTGTTTTTTGATCAGGAAAATAAACTTCTAATAAAATTACAGGATTATACTTTTCAATTATATTTTCTAATCCTTTTATTATATCGTGTTCTCCACCGTCTGTATCTATTTTAATAAAATCAATATCTTCGAAAAACTTGAAACTGTCTAATGTTTTTATTTTTACTGTAAATTTTTCACCATTTGTCCAATTCTTTGTTCTTCCCTCAAATATACTGCCGTGCTCTGGATTGCCTGTTTTGTCGTTTATAACTAAGACCCCATTTGTTTCTGCATCACCCAAGGCAAGATTATAACTTTCAAGTTGCCTATTTTGTTTCAGCTGGGAATATGATATTGGATTAGGTTCGAAACAAATGATTTTTTCAAATTCATTCACAAAAGGTATAGAAGTATCACCATTATGTGCGCCTACATCGATGTAAATACGGTGTTGTTTTACATAAGGAAGTGCCCAATCTCGTATTTTTCTTTCGCTCATATTAGTTCCAATCTACTTTCTCTATTGTGAATGGATACTGCGCCTCTTTGTAAAACTTTTTACGTTGTGTGAGATGCCGCTTCGCAAACTTACAAGTGCTTGTAAGATCCCATATTTGTACGAAGTCTTTGTCCTTTGCCTTTCTTACGCCTCTGCCTATTGATTGTATTACCCTTACAAATGATTTGCCTGGTTCAATTAATACTAGATTAAAAATTCTCGGAATATTAATGCCCACAGCAGCAACACCGTAAGTGGCAATGATAACTTTGTTAGTTGCCTCTTGTATTTCATCGTATGTGTCCTTTCTGTCTTTGAGCTTTACATCGCCCTTGACAAAAGTTGAATCTGGTATAAGTTCTTGTAGCATTTCACCTGCACTAATTCTATCAACAAGTATTAGTGTGTTGCCAGAATCTTTTACACCGTTCAGCAGTTTTGCAATATACTCAATTCTCTTTTTGTCTGTTACAAGATATTTTAGTTCTGATTGATAGTCACGGAATTCTGGTAAGTCTACAAGTTGTACAACATTTACATGACACTGTGACAGTACACCTTTGTCTTGTAGTTCTTTGGCACTTACTTGTCCGATAACTGGTCCAAGACTTGCATGAATACTCTCAAACTCAAACTTTTCTTTTGGGATAGTACCAGTTAGTCCCCAACGGATGGGAGCATTGCGTAGGTTGCGAGTAAGTAAATTTTTAAGCACTTCTGCCTTCGCCTGGTGTACTTCGTCAATGATAATCGTACTTACACCGTCGAGAAACTCCGCAAGACTCAGTACAGCCGAACCATCTTTGTGCTTCTTGTCAAGTATGTTTAAACTTTGCCAAGTGCAGATAGTGTGAGTCTTGCCAAGCTCTTTTCTGTCGCCAAAATACACGCCCACATCAAGTCCACAGTTGATGTAGTCCTCTTCAGTTTGTGTAACCAAACTTTTGTTAGGTACTACAACCAGACTACGTCCATATGGTTCTGTGATCTTACTCAGTGTAGCAGTGATAATAGTCTTACCAGCACCTGTAGCCACCTCTTGCAATGATTGTGGATTTTGCAAGAAGTTGTTTATAACCTCTACTTGATAATCTCTTAATCGTATTGGTTCGCCTTCGGCAGGATGACCTTTTGGCCAGGTCTTATCACCCCAGAAATCTTCTTCAATAGTATTAAATTTTAAGTCTACAGGTATACGTTGATCATCAATGTCTGCGATCTCTACATTGTTTTCTAACAGTACTTGTTGAATCACATCAAGATGATTGACATAACCTGTGCCGCCAATACCAAAAAAGTTTACCTTGCCGTCCCAGCGTCCAAGTTTATACTGTGGCATGTAACGTGCATATGGTACTTCAAACTTCAACCTATTGGCTATTTTTCTGCGTATTTCAACAGGAAGTCCTTCAAGTTTAATGTTTACTTCATCTTGTATTACAATTCTACAAGTTGTCATACTTCTTCTATATCCCGGAATCTAAACGGTGTTGAATCTGAGTCATAATGGATAACAAGATCACATTCGCTCACATATGCATCTAATTTCATGTTTGTCCTTACGCTACCATACATTAGGACAGCACTGGGGCGCCAGTCACTAACCAACAACGGCTTTGGTATTTTATTATTACTAATATACACTATTTTGGAATTTTTTGCAAGAGAATTATTTAGATTTTTTTGTTTTATAAATGTGTTAAAACTTCTATCTACTTGATTCTTATTGTCTTTTCTAAACATCACAGTGCATGATTCATCTAACACAATGCCTTTGAAACATTCATATACATCTTGCAAGCACTCTGTGCTGTCATCGTTGTCAGGAATAATCACCAGCAGTGGAAATCTGTGTAATTCAAGCACACTTTCCACCACATTGTCAACGGTGTATTTTGAGCTATTAACCAAGATGTTTTGTTTGGTTCTATTGATAATTTTTTTAGTTAGTGGTTGTAGTTTGCTCACACTATGAGCTAAATCGTCTTCATCAAAATAGTCTATGCCTAAAATGTCTTGACGATCTTTGTAAAGTGCAAGATTTTCTATGCTTGGTTGTCCAATAGAACTAATCGCATAATCAAATGCTTTGTTGTGTAAATTCTTTAATTGTAGGCCATATACACCAGGCACATATTCATTTTTATTTTCTTTCATTTCTAATAACTTCCCGTATTGTTCTTGTAGAGATTCATCTATCTCAAAGTTTGCCTTTTGGAAGTTGCCTATTACTCTATAGATATTTTTTTCTGTAGGAGTTATGAAGTGTGTTTTGTTTGCTTTGTCGTAGCCCTTGTTTCTGTGTATAGAATTTAGTATTTCAATATATTTGATCATATTTTTAGCAAAAGGAAAACGCACAGCAATCATAGTTTGATCATTGTGTTCTACCAAACTGATAGTTTTCGACCTGTCTATTGAGCGCAGGGGTTGTCTAAGATTAAGCATCTTTTCTTCTACACCGTCAATTCCATTTGCTTCAAACTGATCTTTGTAATCTAAAATTTTTCTTTTGGCAAGTTCATACTGTCTATCAGTGAATGGTATCTGACGTAGACATTGCTTGCCAAGGCTGAACATAAGGTTACGGTCTGAATTTTGTATTTCAAAAACAAATTTACCTTGGGTCATACCTGAAATGATTTCAATTAGATCTTCTGCTGTTTCTTGTTTCATAGTATTATTATACGAGATTATAGTTTAGAAGTCAAGTGTTTAATAGGTAAACCTTGAGAAATTTCTTCAACTGTCCATTCAGTATGTGCATAGTCATTAAGCCATTGTTGGCGATCAGGACGTATGGGATTTTCTATGTCGTGTAAGAAGTCTATATCATTAGCGGCGTCATAAGCAAGACTATGTGTGCTTACAAATGCAGGAATGCCTTCTAATATACTGTGTATACCTGGGTTACTACTGTAACTTATTGTAGCATATATGTTAGCAAATTGCATGTCAAAGTCGTCGTATGTACCTCGCACATGTCTTGGTTCTTGACGTTTTACATTTTTAAATTCGTGTTCAATATGCGGCAATGGGCAACGCGGATGTGGCCGGAATATAATCGGACGTTTAGAATGCTGTTGGATAGTGTCTATAGTTTGCATTACCCATGTGCTCATATTAGGCATGCCTTGCCATTGTAAACTCTTGTCATGTTGTCCTGCTATTAGTATGTATTCACCGACAGACCGCCAAGGCTTTAGTCTAAGGCCAAGTAGATCGCTACGCCTGCTATCGTTCCCAGCATCACTGAAAAAAGCATCTCTATTAATCCCATTTAGTCCTACCTTCCATGTTGTGCCTCGTTTTATGCCACCTACTTCTAATACAATGGTCGGTTTGGATTGGTGAATGTTTCTTTCCCATATAGCACGGTTTCCAGCCATACGACCGTTGAAAAGTACGCTCCAAATAACATCAATCCCATCATTACCGTTATTGACACAATTATGCCCAAGAGCATGAGCGCCAGAGTGAAAGGCGTCAAAAATAGGGCCAGAATTAAGTGCACCATATTGTCTCCATAAATTAAATTTCATGATTAAATACTCTGTACACTATTTACTAAGGAAAGACAATGACAAACATAACTGTGGTTACTACATTTCATAAGCCAGGATTAGAAAAATATGGTCAAAGATTTTTGAATAGTTTTGCAGAACGTGTTGATAAAAAAATAAAATTGTTAGTATACGCAGAAGCATGTAATCCTGTTAATCCTGATCCGGAACAAATTAAAATATTTGATGCATTTGAAGCACTGCCTAAATTAAATGAATTCAAATCAAGATGGGCAGACAATCCTAAAGCAAATGGTGTTCCGCCTGCAGAAATAAAAGCAAGACGCCCAAGAGATTGGCATAAAAAGTTTAAATGGGACGCTATTCGTTTTGCTAATAAAACATATGCTGTGTTTGATGCTTGCGAAAGATCATCTGATTGGTGTGTATGGATGGATGCAGATAGTTACATACACAGCGAATGGAGTTATGAAGATTTTGTTGAATTATTACCTAATGACAAATGGTTAACCTATGTAGGCAGAGGCAAAGGATCGCAGACTTGGCCTGAGTGTGGGTTTTATGGCATGAATCTAAATCATCCCATGTGTGTTCAATTTTTAAAAGAGTTTGAAAGATTTTATGAAGATGCCGACAATGGAATTTTTGAATTAGAAGAATGGCATGATAGCTATGTGTTTGGACACATACTAAATCAACTAAAACCTATTGACCCTAATGTACATGACTATAGTGCAGATATGTATCTACGTGAAGCAAGTACAGGAGGTGGAGGTCATCCACTTATTAATGGCCCACTTGGTAAGTTTATGGATCACATGAAGGGTGGTCGAAAAGATCAAGGCAAAAGCAAGCCTTCAGATATTATGGTAAAACGCCAAGAAGCATATTGGCAACGTTAGACATATTGACGCATAAACTCCCATGCTTCGCCGCTTGCTGTCTGATCAAAACTCCAGTGACACATTGCTATACGTTCTAACCATTCCTGTCTATCATATAGTTTAGGATCTTCTAATCTTTTTAAAGTACTGTTAGCAACTTCACCGTACATACTGTATTCTTTATTTGGATCCATTTGAAAAACTGGCACACCTTCTATTAGGCTTGCTACACCGGGACTGCTATTGAATAACACAGTAGCCCAAGCATTTTTTAAATCTTCTTGAATAGGAGTATCTTTTGAGCTTATTGTAACCCCAGGAATGTCTAATTTTAAATATTGATTTGTTTTTCCGTCACCTGGATGTCCTCTTACAACTATAGGACGGTCTGTAAATTGTTTGATTTGTTTTATTGTTCGATGACAAAAGTCCATTACATCTATGCCTTTCATACTCCAGCCACCATTGCGTTGTAGGCACAGTAAAATATGATTGCCTGTTGTTCTATAATCTTTTATTTCTATGTTTAGATCTTTTTTTATTGTTTGCCAACGTTTAGGATCAACGTCTTTGTCAAAATAAAATCCTGTATTTCGAAATACTCCGTCAAAACTATAACGAAGATAGTGATGCGGTTGATTGGATTTGTTAAGATATAAGAATAAATTACTATCTACAATAAGAGTGCGTTTCTTTTTAATACGTTGATGATTAACTACACGCTGTCGCAGTTGTAGATGTGGTACTTGTTTGCTGTTGGCATGAACAAATCCTTGTAGTAATGCAACATCGCAATCTAAAATATTAGATCCTTGATGATCTATGCCTACGTCACCTTTGGTATTTACACCTTCTACAAAGTTTGTAAGTATAGCAGGTTTTTCAGGTTTGTTATTTTTTGGTGGGATCCCAAAGTGGTAACTCACTACTTTCATTTACTGTTCTCCATGCAAATCCGGATTCCATTTCTGGTATTGTAAATTGACAATATGCTAAATGAGCCATAAAAGCGTTCATTTCTTCTTTAGTAGGAAATTTTGGCTTTTCTATGTTTTCTATTTGTGTTTCGCATACTGCTTCTGCCGCATTTGGTCCGAGAACCAGCGCAGGCTTGCCTTCCATAAGAGCTTCAATACTTGCAATACTATTATATGTAACAAGGCAATGCACATCGTCCGCAAGAGCCTGTTGTATAGTTTTAGTGGTTACTCTTTCGGTCCTATTAGGTTTTAATCTTATTTCAATTGGTCTATCAGTGTATTGTTTTATTTTTCTTACAGTTTGTTTAACCCATTCTTCCGGAGACGGCTGACCAAACATATCCATTACTTTTTGGCTGGGCGGACAAATCAATATTTTTGCTCCAGGAGTAAATTTTTTAAATTTGTATCCAAATTGCTTGGCTCTATCATTAGGACGGTCAATTATAGGACCTATATGTTGCAGGTTATTTTTTGTCACTCGATGAATCCATTTGGTTTTTGTATTACCAAAGTACCCTGTATCAACTGCATAATATGTTCTACGAGATTTCCTACAATTTTGCAGTGCTTTTCTACTACCCCCTCCTAGGCCACGTATGACCAGTGGTGTTCCTGTTTCTGCTTCTCTTTCCCAGTTAGATAAATTTCCTTGTGCGCCTAAAACAAAACTTCTTAGTATAGGATCGTACAAATGACCTTGAGAAGCAAAATTAATACCGCCTGCACTATCAATTGCTATTACTTTGTTACCCATATTCTTTTTCACCTTTTCTGTGATACTTTCCCATGTATCACTATAGTAGTAATTATTAGGATCTACCATGTAGTTACACATAGATCTAATAATATCTTTTTTGTCTTCATCTAAACTTGCAAATTCGCCTGGCTTTGGTACTTTTAATCTGTTAATAGTTTTTATATATTTTTTTTCTACAAGTAACCAATCTGCAGCATATTCACAAGTTTCATATTCTTTGAACCATGGTCCGCCTTCAGTATAGTGTAAAGCACAAGGATGTCCGTCTTCTGGTTCTTTATACCAACCAACAAGCCAATTCCATTCATGACTGATTCGTCCAATATACTTGTCATCTAACCAACTAAATCTATGTAGATATTTGCCAGTGGTTGCAGGATTATTTACAAGCTCTTTTGTTATTTTTTTGTTTTGTGCATGACCGCAGTTCCATAATACCATAGAACTCCAATTTTTTCTTGGATATTGTGTTTGCTGCTTGCCATCCATTTTTTCTCCTTCTGGAGGAGTGTAGTCATGATGCACACACATAATTGCTCTATCAGGATCTGCCCGTTTAAATAATTTTTCTACATCTGTTTTAAATAAAAAATCACAATCTATAAAGAGTGCCCATCCTTCAAAATTACATAATTCTGGAATTAAGAATCTACTAAATGTGAATTCTGTTGAGCCTAACTTATCTTCATCTCTCCAGTATAATCCCTGTTTTCTTAGCTCGTCTAATTTTAACGGAATTATTTCTATGTCCTGGGGTCTCTTAGCAGTATCAAGAATACTTTGTTGTGCAACTTGAAATGCAATATCCTCACGGCTGTCCCAACCTATGAATATTTTCATTTTATCTACGTACAATATCTTCCTCCACACAATTCTCGCCATATTGTATTTCTACTATTTTGAGAGGTTTGTTTGTTTCGTTGGCTAACATATGCCAACTTCCTTTTGGTATGTGCAACGATTGATGAGCAGAGTAGGTTCCCAGTAATTCTATGTCGGTTGAACTGTCCAGTGTATAGACTGTTGCTTCGCCTTCGGAAACAAACCAGTGTTCTGCTCTTTGTTTATGCTTTTGCATGCTTAGTCTTTTTCCAGGCTCAACAGTAAGTTCTTTGACTTTAACTTCTGGTCCGTTTTCGTGTAGCACTCTGTAATACCCCCATACTCGCTCAGTTTTTGGTTCTTTCCATTCTTTAAGTATCCAACTGCTTGAATTCTTTTTATCATCACCGCCTACTCCAAATTCAAATGTTACACCGTACTGATTTTTATACATTTCATATTCTGGTGTGGACTTATTTGTTCTATCACCACCATTGGCGAAAATTATTTCTGTGTCATGTCCTGTTGTAGACATCATATAAAAGATTGCGTGACAAGCAGTGTCGTCTTTATCGTCAAAACTAATAATGTCGTCAACCATACTTAGGTTTTTT